ATTTAATTCCAGTCATATCAATTGGTCTTTTAAATACCATTGCAGCGTGAAAGTTCCCTTGTTCGGTGTCAAAATGTACTAAATGTTTGTCTTCTCTATTTGCTTTTAAATCACCGCAAAATGATTGTAAATGTTCAGCTAAATAAATTGCTGATAATAATGATACAAAAAATGTTTTCTTTGATTTTGGTGGTGCTTGTATAAAGCTAAAATTTCCGTATGTTCCTAAAGGTACTGGATAACTTACTTCACCATCTTTTGTTTCATAACTTTTAGTTCCAAATGATATTGCAGGTTTTGGATGTTCTATTTTTTCTAATGGATTAATAAAGCAATCTTCTTCATACATTTGCATTAATAACCTTTGTGCTTCTTTATCCATATTATTGTTTTCTTTGTTTAAAAAAAAGGGTAGCTTTTACACTACCCAATTAAATTTAGAACGGCAAATCCGATTCTACTTCTTTTGCAGTAACTTCTACCTTTTTATCAGCTAATTTAATGTTTCCATCAGTCCAAACTACATTACCATTACCTAAATAAGACTTTGGCTTTTTAGCTTCTCTTTCTTCTTTTGTTTGTGAATCTGTTGCAGAAACATTTTGTCCCCATTGGTTTGATTCATCATTTACTCCAATAGTAAAATTGTAATAAACAGCTCCATCTTTACCTTGAACAAATTTCTCTTTTGGTAATTTGTCAACTCTTAAACTTAAATTAATTAATGCACTCATAATTTATTTATTTAATTTGCTTACCTTTTTTTACTGTTGTCAGCTATTCAGTTTTTATTATTCACTTAATTCGTCTTTAACTTCCTTAGTCATTTTATATTTAGATTCTATTGCAGAAACAGAACCACCACCTTTAACGTATTCAACTGCTTTTTTAAATTCAGGTGTATTTAAGTTTAACCATTTTTTATCATCTTTTTCACCTTTATTAGTTGCATCAGAATCTTGTGTATCATCAATAAGTAATAAGTTACCCAATGCATATTTCTTAGCGTATGAACTTGCAGAACCAAACTTTTGTGGCATTTGCATTCCTTTTTGTTCTAAGTCTACACCAACTATAGCTGAAGCAGTTAATGTGTCTAAATCATCGCTTATTGCAGCGACTGAGCGTAACATTGGAAATTGTAAAAATTGTGATTCCACTATTGATTCTGTTATTGTAAAGTTTACTTGGTATTTTTCATTGTATGGTTTTAATGCTTCTAAAATATCTTCTGCACTTCTAAAATTATATTTACCAAAACTATTAAATTTTGATTTGTTAGCTTTAAATTCTTTTTGAATTAAAGACAGTTTTTGATTTAATGTTAATTCCATTTTAATTTGTTTTTAAGTTATTCTTCTATTTCTATAAATTCAGCGTGTTCTTTACAAGCTGCACATATTCCTGTATCTTCTATCCATTCTCCTGCACCACAACATTCACTTTCCATTTTAATTTGTTTTTAATGTTAAGTTATAAATTTCTTTTTTAATAATTAATTTGTATTCTTTTGGGCAATCTTTGTCTAATGCTTCAAAACAATATCCTGATAATACGTTGTTTACATTTTCAAGTTCGCAAACTCTTGCCTGTAAACTTTCTATTTGAAATCTTTGGTAGTCTATTAAATCTTTCATACTATAAAAAATAAAAAGTTAGTGTTAAATAAATTAATGTAAGTGTAACCATAAATGCTAATGATAATCCGAAATCTTTTAAATGTTGTTTCATAATGTTTTGTTTTTAATTGTTATTGTTATGCAAATATATAACTGTTTTTTGAATATAAAACTATATTAAAATATTTTAACACAACTTTAACAAATAAAAAAAGCTACCTTTTACAGTAGCCTTTTAAAACAAAGAAAAACAAAAACAAAAAATTTTAAAAAAATGTTAGCCTTTCCCACCTATCTTACTAACTTGCTAATTATGACTACTTTGTTTAGCTCCCGTTCCACCAATTTGTAAAGTACTTGCGAACTCCCTTTAGTTTTCTTTACTTTCTAAAGCCAGTATTTTATTAGTATAGTATTCTATCATATCTATCAAATCTACGTCTGCAAATTTAACAACTTTTTTAGATTCTATCATTAAATCTTCAGCAAAGTTATCACCATATTGTAAACATAATCTTTTACCAAATTCGAATTGTAAACCCTGATTACAAATGTTGCAAGAATAGCATTGAACTTGCACGTTAAATTCATTCCATCTTGTTGAATAATGCCTTCTTGATGCAAAATGACCTGCCTGTTGCTTTTTATAAATGTTTTTAGCATTACAAGTATAACATTCTGCTATATCATTTATAGCATATCTTCTTCTAATATAAATACTGAAGATTTTATCTAATTTTTCAACTAATGATTTTCTACTTGGCTTTTTCATTATATAAATGTAATTATATGTTATTAACAATACTGTTTATAAGTTTATTTATTTAAGTTATATTAAAAGATTATATTTGTATATTAATTTATAATAAAATATTATGCCATTTACATTAAAAGAATTAAGTTATTTAAAAGATATAGAAAATCATAAAATTATATATGATGGTTATGATTTTATTTGGTATTCTAATCGTGGTAATGATTTTGAATTACATTCTATTAAATGTTTTAAAGATTATAAAGAATTATTATCTTATATATATTATTGGGTAAATAAGTATAAAAAAGAATTTACAAAAAAAGATACATATTTAGATAGTATGTTAAATGAATTATTAAAAGATATTCAAATTAAGAATATTTGTAAAAATAAAGATTTAAAAACTAAAGATAAAATAAAAGCTATATTTGAAATAAATCCTAATATTAAATCAATGGAATTAGCAAAATTATTAGACTTAAGTAAAATGGCAATTAGCAAACAAATCAAAAAGGTTTACAACTTATAAAAATTTAGTAAACTTTTTTTAATGTTAAAGTGTTTAAAATTAAACAATTACAATATTTTAAAATAAGTACTATAAGGAACTTAAATATAAAACATTTTTTCTCTTAGTTTTTTATAAATATAATATACTACTGGAATTAAAAGTAACCACAAGTAAATAAAATAATTAGCTTTTTTATCTATTTCTTTTTTAAATTCTTTAACTGAAGTTTTAGTTAATTCTTTTTTTAGTTCATTCTTAGACACTATTTTCTTTTCAATATGTAAACTATTATCTTTTACTTTTTTGTATCTTAAAATGACATTCTTGTAAGTTATACCGTTTACTACAATATCTTTTAAAGTGTCTAAAGGTGTTATAGTAAATTCATCAGTATAAATATCATTTTTAATAAATATATTTGTTTCTTCTTTTGTAACAATTTTAGTTTCTATTTGTTTCAAAGAATCTTTTTTAGTTTCTTGTATTACTACTTTTCGTGAACCACAACTAAATAAAATTAAACTAACTAAAATAAATATCGCTTTCATAATTTCTTCTTCTTGTTAAACCTGCAACTACTTTTTTATTTACTTTATTCCACTTCTTAAATTCTAAGCCAATTAAAATATCATTGTGATTTTTATTCACTAATTTTAAAAGTGTACTATTCATAAAATTAGCCATTCCAATATTATAAGCTAAAGATACACAAGCATTAAATTGATTTTGATTTAAAGGTGTTTTAACTAAATTAGAAACTTTAGAAGCAAATCTATCCGCAATTAATTTAAACATTTCAAACGCTTGTTGTTTGTTTATTTCTTTGTCTAATAAAGTCACACGTTTACCATCACTATAATATGTGTTTCCATATCCTATTGTCGGTACTTTTGCAGAACATAAATAAGGCTTTGCACTATATCCTTCAAATTCTGTAATTAAAAGATAGCCAGAATTATTTAACTTCATCTTTTTTGCTTTTTAACCAATCAAATATTTTCATACCTGTGTATATTATTGAAACTAATAGTAAAACTATTTTTAAATTTGCTTCTGCTTTACTTAATGAAAACAAAAATACACCTGTATTCAATAAATAAATTTTTAAATTATCAATCATTTCCTTAATCTTTCTACTATTGTTGTAACTCCTTCTATTCCTATATAAGCAGTTGCAATTATAACCCAATCACTTGAAGTTAATTGACCGCTAAATAAACCCCCACAAGCTACCATAAAAACAAGTAACTTGCGTGAAATCCATTTACTTAATATTATATCAAATTGCTCCTTGCTCATTCGAAAATTATATCCTGTTTCATATCTATTTCTTTAATTTGTTAAACTCCTGCAAATCCGTGTACTGGATTATTTGGGAATATCTCATTTATTCCAAAGTCTATTTCTTGCTCACTCATAATATCATAAGCATATCCATCAGCAAATATTGGAGCAGTTATTTCTTTAAAATCAGCATCGTAAGTTCCATTCGTTAGAACTATTTTACCAATTTCAACAATCGCTTGTACACCTTCTCCGTAGATAAGTCCTTCTTCTGTTTCTACATAAACTCCTTTAGCTAATAAATCAGCTATTGCAGTTTCTTTGTCTGTATAATTAAGTTTGTATATTTCCATTATAGTGTTGTTAGATTAATGCATTCTTGGTCTGTTAGGGCGGTTTTATAAAGTTGTAATTGTTTTATATAATCATTTATTTGACTTGATGTGCCTTGATTTCCTAATTCAATTATTGAAATAGCTGACCCAAAAGTAAAAGTTGGAGTCAAAGTAAAAAGTAAAGAGCCGTTTATAAAAATCTTTATACTTCCGCTTATGTATTTATAAGCTATTTTATAATTACCATTTGGCAATACAGCAGTTGATTGATTAGTTGTTCCCGATGATGTTGTTGCAGTTAAAACAAATCTTATTTCTCCCGATGTGAGTCTTCTAAAAGATATTACATTTGAACTTGCTACGTCTTTTAAATTTACTATATATTTTTCAGTACCAACATTTGTAAAATTAAATTCAGTAAATATAGTTCCCTCCGTCTGTCCTATTAAACTACTTATTTCTGTTTTAGATATTACATCAGCATTACGAGTTACAGTAGCCACTGTTGGGATATATGAAGTTGGGTAACTTCCTGCTTCAAATTGTGCTCCCCAAAAGAAAAAACCATCATTTAAAACTGGAGTGTGTAATGTTGTTGTTGCAGAAGTACTTGGTTGAACAAATAATATAAAGCTTGTTGTTGAAGGAGCTGTAAAAGTAGCAACAACTCTTACCCATCCGTTTGGATAATTTACAACAAAATAAGATGGTGGAAAAGAAGTCGGAATATTACCATCAATAAAACCTTGAGTAACTGCAAAAGTATTCATATTTAAACATAAACCAATATCTCCGCCACCATAAGAATATCTTAAGTGTATAAAATTATATTGTGCTTTTTTAACAAAAAAACTTACCGAATAAGAAACTCCACTTGTTATTGCTATAGACGTTGCTCTTAATCTTCTTGTAGATATGTTTGATGTTGAATTAGCAAAAATTTTAGAAGCATTTAAAACTCCACTTGGAGATAATGTATTGTTATTTGAACTTGAAACAAATTCTTTTGTCCAACTCGCATTATCAATATCTTCACTTCTTAACATTAAATTCGTTCTAAGTGGCTCTACTAAAATTGAAGGACAACTTGCGTTTGTGTAATCTATTCGTGGAATGTTAACTCCTACGCTTTCAATTAATCCCGCACTATTTATTCTCGTTGCTGTAGTACCACGAACTACATCCATATCACCTAACGTAGTGTTTGGAACTACTGAATATAATTTGCTTGTTTTGTATGCGTTTGGAGTTACAATTAAACTCGCTTTATCTAATAAACTCATTATATATTATTTAAATTTGTTAGTGTTGTATTTAAACAAGATTCTGCTTCAAATATACCCAAATCAGCTAAAACTCTTGTCTTAAAATTAATTATTATAGTTGGAACAGGCGAACCTACTATATCTGTTTCACCTGACCAGCTTAAAATATAAATAGAACCCCACCCAATTATATTATTAATAGCACCTTGTCCCCAACCAATAACGTTATTTACAGCACCTTGTCCCCAACCTATATTATTTGCCATAATTAATAAACTTTAGTTAGTGTGAAATTTTGTGAACGTATTGTATTTGTTGCAGATGAAGTAATCCATTGTGCAGTAATACTTAATTCATTTGAAATAGTAGTATTAAATACAGTATTACTTATTTTACCAAAGTTAATTCCTTCAATTGCATTACTTGCATTTTTATTATATGTAAATACACCATTTGCCATTAGTTCAGCAACTCCAGCACCTCCAATTTTAGAAACTGTAAAATCTAATATTAAATCAAAATACTTGGCTGTAGCTGTAGCTAAAGTATAAACTAAAGCATCAATAATAACAACACCATTTGAACGCACTCTAAAATGTATTTGTTCGTTATTTGCGTTTGTTAATTGTCCACACATTTTAGCAACAAATGAATCACCAACTTTAAAAGCATTTGCAGGAACAATTAATGTGCCAACTCCTGTTCCTATCAAAGATGCTTCGCCACTTGCATAAACTATTGGTGTACTTAATGCTGTTTGTGCATATAAACCATTTGAAGTTAAAGAATACACTTCAGTAAAGTTATCGTTTACTTTGTCAAAAGCATTTCTTACTGTATCACCAGTTCCATCGTTTGCAGTTGTTCCTATGTTAATTACTTGTATCATTTCTTTTATCTAATTTATTTAAAAAAATTTCTAATTTCTTAACGTTTACTTCTTTCGGTTTATATGTTTCTTTTATAGCACCCATCCTGTAAAATTTGCATCTTTATCTGGATATACATCAGCATTTGAATTACTATTATATTCAGGGAATGAAGATTGATTAAAAGTCATATAATCAATGAATCTATTTGTATAACTTTGTGCAACATCACGTTCTTTTTCAATTAAGAAATCTATTTCATTTTTTTCAACTGTTGTACTGTTTTCAGAATTATGTTTAAATACTCCTTTTGAAGATACTTTATAAGCTGCATAAGGTAAAAACTCTACCATAGCCCAATGTATTACCATTGGTTTAATATATACGCTTAAAAGCGTTGTATATGGTGCTGCTAAATTACCTGCTACAATACCATCATTAATCTTATTATATAGCTTAGTTCCTAAATAATTCTGAATGTGCAATTGCTGTGCTTGAAAGATATACTGTGTATAAATATCAGGGTCTAAATTACCATTTAAAACAGTGAATTTAACTATATCGTTTGTTGAAATAAATAATCCTTGTGCCATTTTTTATCCTTTATAATTTGGGTGATGTCCTCTATTAGGCATATCTATTGGTGCTATTTGTGCTTCTTTCCATCCTGAAGGATTTGGATTATAACCTGAAATAGAATTAACTTCTTCACTTGAAGATAAAGATTTATCTACATATGGAGTTCCATCTGTTTTAGTTTTTAATCTATAAAGATTTTCATTAAAAACGTGACCACAATTAACTCCGCCTTTATATTTGAAAAGTGAATAATTCTGACCTTTATGTCCAAATTCCATATTAACTCCTGAAAAACTTGCTTGGTCTATATCTTCTTTTCTATATACAACTCCATTTGCAGTTCTTGACATCATTTGTTTACAAAAATCTCTTGAGTTTCCACTTGAATATTTTTCAGCATATTCATAACGAACTTTATAATTTCCTTTATCTAAAGAACTTTTAGCATTTGGATTTGATTTAATAACTCCTGCTAATTTTTCAAATAAATTTTCTTTATTTTTAATTTTAGAATTTGCCCATTCTTCAATAGATATGTTTGAATCTGAATATTCACGTTTATCTACTAATTCCCATTCATCATTAATTGATTCTCCTTCTAACAATTCAAGAATTTGATTACCTTCTTCATCTGTGAAATCTTTATCAGTTGAACAACAAACTTTAGACATTTTAACACCAGTTTCTTCTTCTGTTGTTTCTGCGTTCATTCCTGATACATCAACAAATTCTAAAGGCTGTATAGTTTTAAAATATAACTTTAATGATATATTATTAATAGCTAAAATTTCATCTAAGGCATCAGTTATTTCTAATTGATATGGTTTTATTACTATGTTATCAAATAATAGCGTAGCAGTCTTTATTTCGTCTGCATTGTTACCTAAGCCACCACCTGTTTCACGAATTCCTAATAACATTGGTGAAGTAACTCTATGACCTACAATTAATTTTTCAAAACATTCTTTTGATAGATATTCGTAATGTGCGGGTGCATCATTTAAAGGTAAATCTTCAACTGTAGTTTTACTTTCAGCATTTGCATTAAAAGCAATAATAACTTTTTCACCTCGTGCACCTGTTAGTTTCCCAAGTACATCACGTTTCATTTTATCACGCATTTCTTCAGTAGGAATACCGTTGTTGAAATTGATAACTTTGGTTCCACTGAATCCGTTTTGACAATCATTGATTTGATAATCTGCAATGTTTTCTTCAAGCAAAGCATAAGGCAAAGAACCACTATAATCTATTGGACTATAATAATCAAATCCACTAACGTAAGGGTGTAAAATATAAACTTCAACTTCATTACCGTTACCAAAACCAAAAGCAGGAATGCGTTTTAATTCTTCACTTGGTTTCTTTTTAGTCCAATCAGGGTGATAATACCAATTTTCAATTTGTCCTTTATCATTACATTTTTCTGCTCTTAATGTATGCATAGGGAAATGAAGCACTTGTTTAACTTGTTTCTTTTCCATTACAACCTGCATAGCAGCCATTCCTAAAAGTTTTCTTTCTAAAGCTATTTTCTTTAAATCAGAATCTTTTATAATAGATTTCATTTGTGCATATTCATTTGGCTTTTTATTAGAATCTAAAGCATCTAATCCTTTACCATAAATCATATTAGAAACACCTGTAATAATAGCACCATTTGTAGAACTATATAAATATCTGTCAATTAAATATTGAAAGTAATTATTATCAGCACCATATTCAATATAGTTATTCTTCTTGTTTTCTTGTATTGTAGGGCTTGTGTAAGCACTTAAATTTACAATTGATATATTACTCATATATTTTAAATTCGTTTGTTGTAACGTTTGCTACGTATTGATTCTCATTAACAGTATAGTTATTCTTGTTTTGATTTGTACAAAAGATTTTATCTCTATAAATTAAAGAATTCTCACTACTAAATTGTGTCATATCTGCAGTTAATATATTATTATCAGCTGTTTTAATTCCATTGTCAGCAGTAAAAGGCAAAGCAGTACTTAAAATAGTTAAATTATAAAAAGTATTTTCTTTTAAATCTAAAGCTAAATCACATTTTAAATAATATCCATCAACTACAAATGTAGGATTTAATGTAACTGAAATATTAGTTGTTTCGTTTCTTAAAATAAGAGTATCTGCCGAGTAAAATCTCGGTATGAATTTTATAGTTTGTGATTCTATTTGCTCTTTTAAAATTATCATATAATATTTTTAATTATAATAAATATAAATAAGAATTGTTTTAATAGTTAAATATTTGTTAAAGTAGATTTTGTATTATAAAGTTTTATATATTTGTCAAAACAATTTAAAACAAAAAAAATGGAAATAGGAACAAAGTATAGGTTTTGGAATAATACAATAGTAACTTTAATACAAACAAATAAAAACTTTGGTTTGTTTAGATTTGAAGATGGTAGTCAATTTGTGTTTAACTTAAATAAATTAATGTAATGAACGAGGGACAATATAAAAAAAAAATGGAGCATTTTTTAGAAATAAATAATAAATTATATTCAGAAATTTTAAAATTAAAAGAAGAAAATAATAAATTAAAAAAAGAAAACAACACACTTTTAAATTATTGGTGTGAAATTTTAGTAAATCAATGAATATTATAATTTTAAGAAATTAATGTAATGAGTAAATTAATAGAAACAAGATTAGATAATATAGATTTAAGTTTAAAAACAAGAACAAAATATGTTTTAATTAAAAAAGGTAATTTAGAACACGAATATTTTTGTGATAAACAAATAAATCATAAAACAAATGAAATAATAACTATTCAAAATAATAATGAATATATTGATTATAAAATAACTTTTATTCAATATATTTACTCACAAACAAATTATAGATTTTTATATAAATTAATAACAGCAATAAAAGAGTAATATGAAAGAAGTAGTAAAATATTTAATAGAAGAAATAGTAGATTTAAAAATAGAAAATAAATCATTAGATAGATATAAATATAGTGCAGAAGGTAAAATAAAAGCTGCTGATAATATTATATCTAATCTTAAACTTGAAATAACTAACATTCGTTTAATATTAGAAGAATTACAAAAAGAAAAGGGTATCAATTAAGTTACCCTTTTTTAATTATAATAAATATAAATAAGAATTGTTTTAAAACAAAAAAGGCATACTAATTAAAGTACACCTTTTTATAAAAAAAACAAATAATAATATTATGCTACAGTACCTACAACAATAAATTCTAATCCAATAGAATCTAAATCGTTATTAAGAATAAAATTAGCAGAAATATATTCAGTTCCTAAAAACTCTAATTTATAACCTGACATATCACTCATTGATGCACCTGTAGAAATTGTAGAAGTAGTTAATTCCATACCTTTTTCTTTTCCAGCTAAAAATATGTTACCGTTGTTATCTTCTATAAATATTCTTGGTCTACCATAACTTAAAATTTTAAGTTGTTTGTGGTCAGCAACAGATAATTTCTTTAAATGTAAAGTTAATTTCTGTTCTACAAAAGACGAACCATTTTCTCTTGATGAGGTAATTGTTTGTTCAAAAGTTGAAGCTCCTTTTAACTCGTATTTATATACTGATGCTTCAGTAGCATTTGCCACATTTTGTATTACATCATTGCTATCAACAGTTATAACTTCATTACTAAGATAATTAAAAAGATAAACAGCTTTTATTCCACCAATAACATTCTTACATTGTTCCGCTCTTCCCAAGGTTATATCACAAGGCATAGTCTACTTTTTTAAAATTAATATTATGCTACAGTACCTTCAACGATAGAAGCTAAAACTGCACTAACTAATGTACCAGCAGTTGGTACTATGAAATTTGCTGCTAAAGGTTCCATACCTTGAAGTTCAATTTTATAACCACTCATATCGCCCATTGCAGCACCACTTGAAATAGTTGAAGTTACCAAATCCATACCTTTAGTTAAACCTGCCATAAAGAAACTTCCATTATTATCTTCAATGATAACTTGTGGTCTTCCGTAAGAAAGTAATTTCAATTGTTTGTGGTCAGCAATAGATAATTTTTTCAAACTTAAACTTAATTTTTGGTCTACAAATGTAGTACCGTTTTCTCTTGAACTTGTTACAGTTTGTTCAAAAGTTGAAGTTCCCTTCAATTCATATTTATAACCTACTGGTGTACCACCTAAAGCAGTTATAACATCTTCTTGTCCTGCAGTTGCAGAATATGTTACCGTTGTAGCATCACCCCAATTAATGAAGTATGCTGCTTTTAATCCTCCTACTGAATTTTTACATTGTTCAGCACGTCCTAATGATATATCGCAAGGCATAGTCTATGTATTTTTAAAGTTAATAAAAAAGGGTAGATAATATTACCTACCCTTTATTTTATAATTATGCTGCAGGTGTGTAAAGAACGATTTCAGCACCAACACCATATTGAACAGTAGCAGTAAAACGGGCTACTACTCTTACATTTTCTGAACCATCGATGTCAGCCATATCAATTACCTTGATTTCGTTTTGGTCAGATAATAAACCAGTTCCAAAATATAAGTTAGATTTTTGTGCAGCCATCATATAATCATTTGTCATTCCGTTACAAACAAAGATTTTAACACCATCAAAAGATAATGAACCATTATTGAACCATTGTGTACCTAAATTGTTAGTACCATTTGAACCTAAACCACTTGCTCCGAATCCACCTAAAGCACGTACATAATCACGAGCTACAGATTGTGAAACATAAAGATATAAATCTTCTTTTCCGTAAAGTGAAGCAGGAATCAAATCAACAACTTTTCCAAGTTCAGCAATTACGTTAGCAGCAGTAACACCACCCGAAGCAGGAGAAGCTACATCAAGAACAGCAGCATCAGCAGCAGCAAGAGTTAAGAATCCGTCAAATTCACCTGCAGTAGCATTAACACCTTTCCAAATGTTTTGTTCTGTTTTTTCAGCAATTTTAGAAACAACGTGTGCTAATAAGAAATCAGCAAAACTTGGAGGTAAATTATCAAATGCAGAATACCCCATTTGAACCGCTTCCCAATCAGATTTGAAGTCCTTCTTACAAAGTTGTAAATTTACTTGGAATTCCTCAGGAGTAATTACTCTTTCAGTTAATGTTACAGTAGAAGTAGCATCAAAATCACAAGTTGCATTTTTAACGATTCCGTCAGTAGCAATTCTTTTGATAACTTCTTTGTATTTAATGTTTGGTTTTACTTCAATACCGCCATTAGCGATTGTAGAACCTGATAATAATGCAGCAGAAATATATTTTCCTGCAAACTCCCCAGCATAGGTAGTTGTAATTGATGTTGTAGTAGCCATAGTTTATTAATTAAAAAGTTTTGCCATAACTATATCTTGTGTAGTCATTTGGCGATTAGTTGATATTTTATTTAGTTTAACTTCGTTTTTAACTTCAGGTGAGTGTGTTAATGGTTCAACAACAACTTCTGAACTTAATTCTTCTTTAACAACTTCTTTTACTGATTTTAATTCAGCAATTTCAGTTCTTAGTTTTTCAATTTCAGCAAAGAACATTTCTTTAGAAACTGATTCAACGATTCTTTTAGGAGTTGCAACTGTTTCAGCTTGTGCTTCAACTTCAACTTCTTCTTCTGCTTCAGGTGATTCTTCTTCAATTGCAGCTTCTTTAATTTCAGCAATAATACCTTCAACGGCTACTACTAAAATCATTCCATCTTCAAGTTCGTATTCACCAACTGGCATTGCAATACGTTCTTCACCGTTTACTATAAAAACAGCTTGTTCAGGTTCAAAAGCATCTGCTTCGATTACTGTAATACCATCTTTAAGTTTCATTTGGGCAAGTTTTATCTCCATTCCCAAAAGCGTTTTAATTTCGTTAATCACATTCATATTTATAAGTATTTATAGTTTAAATTAATATTATTTATATTTGTTATAAATTACGAACTTACATTAGTTATAGTTCTTGTGTTATCTGTATTAGTTGTTACAACAACTTGTTGATTTGTTAAACTTCCAATTCCTTGTTCTGATAACTCACCATTACAACATTTTGAACTGTATGTTCCATCTTTACATACGCAACCTCTTTTACCACCTTTTGGTGAACTTGTTTTATTTCCCATAATTTTATTTATTAATTTCAGCATTATTTATAATTGATTTTATTTTATCTAATAGTTCTTGTTCTTTTGCAAATTCTAAACTCATTTCTAATTTGTCTGAAAAATATCCTTCGATGCTAAAGCCTTTAACTTTTCCTGTTTTCACAAAGTCATTCCATATAGCTTCATTGTTTACTTTCATAGATACCATCCAAGTACCTACGGGTGCATTTAAGTCATACTTTTTAGATTTATCCATTTCAGTATCTTCAACTATCCAAGATTCAACTACAGTTAAATCCTTTAGTTTCTTTTCGTGTTCTAATGTAGCGTTGTTTTGATTGCTATTCATTAAAAATAATTCACTTGCTTTGCGTACTGTATCTTCTGAAAAGAAAATATAATATTCATCATTTCCATTTCTTCTGTAAATGTTTTTATTTGGTATTAATGCAGCACCCATTAAAATCTTTTTTTCATCATCTACTTTTGCAAGTTCTAAATGTTCGCTTAATGCAATAAAGTTAGATTCTATTGCAGGGAATTCTACAATTGAAACTGCATCTATTCCACTTAACTTTTCATTTTCATCTATTATTAATTCTACTATTCGCATCTTATATTTTTTTAATTATAATTAATTTAATTTTTATTTGTTTTATATATCATATGTGGTGCACTTTTTATCCTATACTTGCTGATTGTACTATATTTCTATCCAAGCCTTGTTGAGTTGTCACATCATTCGCTACTACATAAGCCTTTATAGGTTGTTGTTGTTGTGAACCAATTGTTTGTGCTAATTGATTTGTTGAACTTGCACCTACTACATTGAAGTTAGGAGCAGCAGGAGCAGCCATACCTCCACTACTAACTGAACTTGAACCACCAGCAGAACCACCTCCTAAAGCAGCTAATCCTTTTGCAGTTGCAGCAATTGAAGAAGCTACACCAATACTTGCGCTAATAGTGTTTGCAGTTATTGTTGGCGGTGCTAATACAGGCCCTAATAATAATGCCTTTGCATTTGCAGCCATTGTATTAATTATAATCTTAGCAATACCTGCTGCATTTTCAGCTATTAATAATCCTTTTTGTATCCCTTTATTTTTTTCAAATACTCCTTTTAATATATTAATACCGCCACTAACTGCATCTAATTCTGCATTTCTAATAGCTAATTTAGCATCTCTAAGTGCTTCAGCATCTGCTTTTAATTTCTTATTAGTTTCAGATTGATTAGTAACTAAAGCATTATCTGTTTCTTGTTTTTTAATTAAAAACTCATTTTCAGCATCTACTCTTGCTTGTGTTCCATCGGCATATAATTTTCTTTTACGCAATAATTCAGCATTGTCTATTTCTTGTTGTAACGTTATAACTTCCCTTTGCTTTTCTAATTTTTTAATTTCAGTTAATTCTTGTTCTGAATCAAATTGTTTTGATTTAACATTTAATTCATTTTTTGTATCTATTTGACTTTGTAATAAATCATTAGATTCTTTTGTTAATGAATTTTCATTCGCAAGTTGTTCACTTTTTAAACCTTTAATTTGTGCTAATACTCCTTCTACATTTGCTTCAGCATTAATTAACGCAACTCTATTTTCTGTTGTTTTATTAAGATTATATGTAGCTGCTGCAGCATCTTTTTGTAAATTTGCTGCCTTAAGCATAGCCGCTTCTTGTTTTTCTAATATAGTTTTTAATTTATCATTAGCTTTTATTCTATCTGAAATAGATAATAAATCATTATCCCTAATTTGCCTTTGACTTTCTGCTTGTCTATCATATTGTTCAACTAATTTAGCTTGTTCAGCAGCAGCTATAAGGGCAGAATTTTGTAGTTTAATATTTGCTTCAGATGCATTATAAGTTTTAACTGCATAGTTACCAATTGCATCAGCAGCATCGCCAACTATTTTTTTACCTCTATCAAATGAATTATTAACACCTGTTAAAACATCTAAAGATTCTTTTCCAGCTTTCTTTACAGATTCCATAGCGCCTGCAAAATCACCTTCAAATACTTTTTTAATTGATTCACCAACGTAACCTATTGTATCTAAAAATGAATTAAATCTTTCAATTAAATTTTCTTTAACTAAATCACCAAACTTTTGTAAATATTTTGTAGGGTTTTCAAATACATCTTTAAAAATTTTAATTACTGTAGGGAAATTATCCATTACAAAACCAAATAAATCATTAAATGCAATAGACAAAGCACCAATAACAGTATTAAATGTGTCTACTACTTTTTGATTCTTACCTAATACTTCTTTAAATAAATTAAAGGCTTCCATTACTAAACCAATACCAATTGCTTTAATAGCTAAACCCATTCCTTTAAATCCATCTGCTAAAGATTTAACTCCTGCTTCAGCATTTTTAGTTGATTGTTGTATGCCTTTTATTTCGTCAGCAGTATCTTCAAAAGAATTACCTAATTTTTTAACGTCTTTAGTAATACTATCTAAATTGCTTTCTATTTTTAATGTAACTACCTTATTCTCCATTGTCTTTTTATTTGTTCAAATACTTGACTCCAAGTAGTTATTAATTTATATTTTCCTTTCGCTATTTCTATTACTTCGCTTTGTCCGTAGTGTTCGTGCAATGCTAATAATTCTAAAATGTGTTTTATCATAATGTTCTTAAGTCAGTTAATAATTCAAATGATGCTTCACCTGTTGTTAAATCAGTTGTAAAAGAATTTATAATATATCTTTTATCTCTTATTATAAGTCTATCATTCAATTTAAGCGTAGTTAATATTGATGTTGGTAATATAGCACTAACTTTAATTAATCTTGCTTTATAGTTAAATATATTAACTAAATATTTTTCGTAATATTGATTGTATAAACTATTTTCTATTGGGTATAATAATAAACTACTAATATCTGAACCAAAATTTAAAGAATAGTTAATTCCACTTACTAATAAATCTTGTCCAAATGCATTGTAATTAGTTAATAGATAATCAGCAGAACCATCGTTTATATAAAAACTACAACTTACAATTCCATAATTATATAATATAATTGGCTTAGGAATATATGGTTGATAATTACTATCTAAACAATATCCAAGTTGTAAATCTTGACTTGTAAACTTTGAAAACAATAAATTTTCAAATGGTAGTTTCACAATATAATCTTCACCTTCAGTTCCCAAATCTGCTTTTAAATTTCCATATTCAACACCATTATTTGAAAGATATTTCTGTGATAAAAAACAATTGCTTTTCTCATAATCAAAATTTATTTTCTTATATGTTTTTGACCTATTTAAATTTACACTATCAGATTTAATATGCTTTGTAATGTCTTTAATTGTTCCTAATGAATAATAAGTTTCAATAGTATTTATTGTATAAACATTTGCGGTTTCTGAATAACAAGTTAAATTAAATTGTTTTAAAATACCACTAAAGAAATCTTCTATTTTTATGTCAGGAATATAAGATGACAAATCTATATTTAAATTTGTAGTTACAGTTGGTGCTGCTGGTTTTGTAGCTGTTAATGTTTTTGTTGTTAGCACACTTGTAATATCATCTTTATAAATATAATTATATTTTATATTTGCATCAGTAAACGAAACTGGCTCTTCAGCTGTAATTACATAATTATATTCTCCTGCAAAATCACCAATAGGCGAAGTAGTACTAAAAATTCTATAAGATGTTAATACTGTTTTTGTTAACTTAGTAAATGTATTTTGTAAAATTCCATTCTTATAAACTAAAATATTAAATTCAATATTTGCAACAGTAAATTTCATATTTAAATCAATTGATGCCGATACATAGGTGTTACCAACTGGTGCATCATAATTAGATAATGTTGCTTTATCAGTTGTAGTGTTAAATGTTGCAAATGTTATGTCTCCCGAAGTTGTAGTAAAATCAATTACAGTAGGTAATGTTTTTAATGTAAATTCTTCAGCGTTTTTTAAATATAAAAAAGCATCTGTAAATCTTGCATCAGTTAAAAAGTTACCGTTAAAGGTAACTCCAGAATAAGCACCAATAGCATCAAATATTTTATTTAATTTTATAGCAGGAAATAATTCTAAATAACTTATAGCACCACCAGTAGTTGTTACGTTTTGCGTTGTTCCTGTTTCTGCCCATAATCTATCAGAAGATATTAATGGAAATCTAACATTAAATGTACCTGTATTTTGAACTCTGTTTTTAACTAATGTTCCATTATAAGATAATGTACTTGAAGATAAATCTATTAAATTTAAATTTTTGCCACCAAACTTATCTTTTAAACTTCCTAACATACCAATAAAAGTAATTGAATAGCTTTGTGGTTGTCCGTTTTTAATATCGCAACTTTCTAATTGTATCTTACCACTTCTAAAAGGGATTGTATCTAATTCAATATAAGCATCAGCTTTAACTAATGTGCTAAATCCATTTTCATTTGAATTTTCATACCAATGTTTGAAAATCTTATTATTGTTTTTAGTAGCAGGAACTGTAAACGTTTGGCTAAAGTCTGTATATGTTTTACCTATATCATTTATATTTTGAATAGAACTTGTAACGCTTATTTTTTCGTCTGAAAATAATTCAATTCTTTTAGCTTGTAAAGCCACGCCTAAAGAACCACCTAAGTTTTGTAATTCACTTAGTAAACAATTTCCAGCCTCAAAAGTACCGCTATCAGTTTGAACCCTGCTTATAAAATTATCTACAAACACACTTGACAAATCAGCTATGCTATCCGTGTAAATATAAATTCCAACGTTTACCATTTTATACTACGTTATTTATTAAGTCAAAAGCATATTCAAAGTCCAATTCAAAGTTTATCATTTTATCTTTTAATTGTGTTTTGTATGTGTGTGATTGTGTTTTAACTTTTACGGGTTTGTTATCTAACAATACAGTTTCACTTAATAACAAATCAGTTATTAACTCATTATAATTTTCATCAACCCAACCAGTATTTAATTTTACGGTTTGTGTTCCGTTAATATTAAAAACTTTGCTTTGACCTTTATACACATTGTAATCAATTGCATCAGGTAGTAAATTATATTCTGAACCTTTTACGTTTACAGCATTTGTTTGAGCCTTGAAAAAAGTTATAGTTTGCCAACCACCATATCTATTTATAAAGTCACAAAGTACGGGAGTATATTTACATTCTTCAATTGGGTATGTATAAAATGAAGGTAAAATTATAGCACTTCCTGTTGCAGGTGTATATGTGATTGTTACCTTACAACCATTAACAAGGTTTCCGTCTGCTTTAACGGGTGTAATAGGTTGAGCAAAATTAAATATACCAGTAAAACCAACCGCTAAATTATTTGTATATTCATAAACAACTCCGTCAATCCTTTCGTATTTTACGTTAATAGTAGTAGTTGTGGCTGTTGGCTTATCAACTAACAAATTAAAATATTGCGTTAATGTATTTGGATACGCTGTTTGTTTATAGTAATAATTATTGATATTTGGATTTGATAACAATAATACTTTTACTTCGCTTGGCTCTTGGTTTCCACTTGTGTAATCTGTAAATCCATTTACACCAATATAATCAGTTGTATCTAAAAGAGTATAAGTACTTCCTACTAATTTATATCTTTTAACTTGAAATTTTACCCATTCGTTATTCTGCTCAAGTTCACCATAAAATGGAACATAAGTTGCTTTAATATTATCTATGTATTCTTTAACATAATTTGAAACATTATAAGACGTGTTTAATTGTGTTGTACTTGGATTTGATTTCGATAGTGTATAGGTTGGAGTTGCAGGAACTGAACTTCCGTAAGGATAAATATATAATTCTACTTTGCTACCTATTGCACCTACTTCACTTACTTCAATTACAAATGGACTTCTAACTTTTACTACTTTCATACTGTGTGATATTTTGTATCAATTAATTCTTCATCTATATATATTTCTTCTTTGCAATCCCACAAAATTACATACTCATTTGAGTCAATTGTATTTTCGCTTTTAATTGTAAAAGTTTCAATTGTATCATCTGCTTTATAAATTTTTACTATGTTCATTTTATATCTTTTAAATTATAATCTACCATTGTTTCTATATCTTGTCCAAATGCTTTTAATAAATCAACGTCAATATATTTCTTATAACCTGCTTCAAATGGTTTTGTAAAAAACAAACTTGGTTTAATTCCTTTATGAAATATACTTCTTGTAATTAAATAAGCAGTTGAATCATAACTTAAGAACTTACCTGACTTTCTATCACGAAATTGAAATCCTTTTTGTTTAACCCATTGATTTATTCCTTTTGTTAAACCACCTTTTCTACCAGTACCTGAACCAAATTTAAATGGACTATTCGGTGCTTTATTAGAACTTGTTTTACCTTTAACACCTTGGTCTACAAATGCTCCATAATCAGCCATTTCAAATCCTACAATAGTATATCCGTTTTCAGTTACTACTTCACCTTTTAAACTATTATATAATTCTTTAGAACTATTCTTACCACTTTTAGATAGGTTACTTCTTGACTGTTGAATAACATAATCCCTAAAACGCTTAATAGTCTTTTCTACTTCTAACATATAGTCATTGAATTTTGAATTGCAATATCAAATGTATAAGTAACACCAGCTATTTTATTTTCAAATCTTTCAGTAAAGAACTCTATTGATGCAGTACCATTTACAAGTTCATAATCTTCACCTAAAGAACCTCTGTTCAACACTTCTAAGAATCTATTTGCAACTGCTAATTGTGTGTTTAAAACATCTTGTTCGTTGTCATTTCCTATAAATATATCTGTAACTTCTTCTTTACTTTCGTCTACTATATCCATACTTAGAATAGATATATTATAATTCAATACCGGTCCTTGATATGAAACTGAATTCACAATTATATGACTCAAAGGAAATATAGTTTGCTTGTTTAAATCAACTTTAAATATATCACCAATAGTAACTGTGTTTACAAAAATATCTTCCTGTAATTGATTCTTTATAGCTTGTGTTATTTCGTAGAATGTACTCATTTATTTCTTTTTATTAAATCTGATTCTATTTGATTCTTTTGCTTTTCAAAAGTTAAATATGTTAAACATTGGTTAATCGGTAATTCGGTAATTCTATCAAAGTCTGTAACGTTTCCTTTAGCAAGAGCATAGATTGAACTATACCATCCCCACCGTTTTCCGAATTGTGCTGTTGCAGAATATCCTTCATCTCCTTGCTGTTCTCCAAATAAGTCATCGTACTTTTCAATAGTTCGTTGCCTAAAGTGTAAAAAAAAACATTAGCACCAAATACAACATCAAGTGGTGCGTGTTTCATTACGTCTGAATATGTTATAGAACCATTATATTTTTCAATGTCATACGTCCCATTTAAGCCATTCTTTTTAATCGGTCTATATAATACTGCCATTGCTTTATGCATCTGCTCCCAATCGTTTATATACGTGTCTAAGTCTGTATATTCACCAAAGGTCATATCATCTAAATTAGGAATGAATCCAAATTCAACACCACCCATTTTAAATCTACTGATAAATTTATGATTTTTAACATCAAACATTTTACCAAGTGACTCAGTAATTTCTATTACTTCTTTATATCTTATTTCCGCTACTTCTTTTAAGTCTATACCACAAAACGTTTGTACCATTTTCTGATGTAAGAATTCTTCATCTGTGTTATCTTTAGCTATCTTTAAAAATGCCTGATACTGTGATAACTTAATTTCGTTTAATTCTGTTGGTATGCTAATTTCTAACTTCATATTATTGTTTTTGATAATAATAAAATAAAGTTGTAATTGTATTAAACTAAATAGCAAAGCTATTAAAACAAAAAAAGACCTACATTTCTGTAAGTCTAATTTCCACTTTAATTAACCAAATTAAATTAATCTTCTATTTCGTGTATTGCTAAATCTATTATATCATTCATTTGTTTTGTAGATAGTATTTGATATACATCAACACCTTCTATTAATATTTCTACATCTTCAATACAACTACCTGTATAATCATAGTCATCACCTTTTATATAGAACCCTTTAACTTCAAATTCTATACCACAATAATTTACTGCTACTTTAATTGTTTTCATATTTTTTGTTTTTAATTATATACAAATATAATACTTATCTTTTAAATAAAATACATTTAACAAATATTTAACTATTCAAATAAGCAGAAGCTATTAAATACATTTCTTGCATCTTTTTAATTTCGCCTATATTTCTTGGTAGGTTAATCATTACTTCTACATTCTTAACGTGATGTAAGTAGCATTGTATTGTGGCAATCATTTGTCCGTAGCTCATAATTTAATTATTAGTTTAATATTATACAAATATATACAATTTTAATATATAAAATAGTTTCCTTTATTTGGGTTCTCTAATTGACTCATTATAGCATAACGCATAGCATCTATTGCGTGGTTATACGAATCAATTGGCTTGTTCATTTTAACACCTGTTTTATCTGTTAGCCATATATAGTTTCTTAATTCATTAATTAAGTTCTTACTTCTTGATGTAACGTAAACTTTGTTTTGATTGATTAAATTAATACCATATAAGATTGAATCTTTACCTTTTGATACTGGTAATATGTTATGACCGTATGTATTTAGTTCTGCTATTGATTTTGGTTCTGCACTATCAGCATATATTATTGTATCTATTTCATTTGCCTTTAATAGATTAGATATTTCACTATTCAATAATCCTTTCTTATAAATCAATTCGTCAAATATATAAGCATCATTGTATTTGTACATTGCTACTAAAGATGTTGGGTCATTTGAGTAACCAAAATCCATACCGTAACATAATATCCTTGCATCTGAAGGCATATCTATTTCATTCCAATCAGTTATACAAACTCCTTCTAAACTACCTGTTTGTCCAAGTCCATATACTTGCCACCAGTTCGCCCAATATGAAGAAGTTAATGCTTTTACTTTAGCTGATTCTATTTCTTTTATTATAGTATCACTTAATGCTTCATTATCTAAATAGGTCAATGTAATAAAATCTATATTATCTTGTGTTAATATTTCTTTGTCTACCCAAAATGCAGATGCAGGATTATAATCTAACCATATATCGCCTGAAGTACGAATAGCCATTTGATAATAAGAATCAAAGTCTATATTATTACATTCGTTTACGTATAATATGTTTCTTCTTGCACCTCTTAATTTGTCAGGTTGGTCAACACTAAAGAATTCAATATAACTTCCATTTGCAAATGTGTACTTTAAAGTACTCTTATTAAAGTTAGCGTCAGTATATCTACCCAACGCCATTATAATCTTTAAGAAGTCTTTTAATGCACCTCTACGCAAATGTGGTATTGATTCTGATACTACGCTTATTTCAAGCATAGGTTCTTTTATTGCTTTGTCAATTAACAAAGGTAGAATACCAAATGTTTTACCTGCTGATGTTCCACCTCTTATAACCTTAATACGTTGCTTTAAACGTAATAACTTTCTTATTGCAGTAGTTACTATAAATTCCATATAATAATGTCTTAAATGTCATCAAACATATCTACATTAAAGATAGGTTGTTCATTTGTTACAGTTATATCTTTCGTTTCTCTTGGTTTACCTGCATAATAGTTATAGAATAGTTGTGTGAATTTAAAATCACCGTTCTCTAATCCTTTTTCTAATGCCATAAATGCTAAAGGTTCTAATGCAGATAACTTTTCAATTAACTTAACTTCTTCTGATTTTGATTTACGTCCAGCATTTTCTCTTTTGCCACCGTAATTAGTTTTATTTTCCATCTTGAAATAATTTGATTATTCAATTTAAAAATAAACATTTTTGTTTATTGTTTATATCAGTTCATCAATAGCTATATTATGATGTTGCAATAGTTCACATATTTTATCAAAGACTATTTCAATTCCATCTTGTTGATACTGTGATGTAATAGAATCGTTTAGTTGATTGATTAAACCTTTTCTTGTATTATATACCAATTCAAATATAAAGTTCGCCATATCTAATGCTTTGACTGTTGCTAAATATTCTGTGTTATCTTCAGGTAAATTAAATTCTAATGTTGCTTTCATTTTGTTTTTGGTTTACAGTTATTACAGTATAATTCTTTTGTTAATCCTATAGATATTATTACGCTACAAGTGTGACATAATGTTGCACCTATTCCACCATTTAATTTATGGATTGGTTTTATCTTCTGTTTCATCTTTAGTTTTTATTTCCCAATAGTAATCACATTCTAAATTATTATTTGGTGGTTTACAAAAATACGATTGTCTATATTGACTTGGTTCTGCTTTATATCTGTAACAAGTTGAACTTAGTTCGCAGTTATTACCA